CGCCACTCGGCAGACGCGCCGTGTAGCCCTCGCAACTGGCCAGTACGGGCAGCGGAGCGAAAGCCATCGTGAACGCGTCCTTGTGCCACATCAGCGACTCCTTGTGAGCCGCCGACGAGTACCCGAACGTCACCGCGCCGCTGTTGGTCGGCGAAGCGGCAACGGTCTGGTTCGGCATGGCCACGTCGATCGACGGGTAGATCGGCAGGGCAACGGTCGAGCCAGAGGCGGTCGTGTCCGCGGTGATGACGAACTGCTTCAGCGAGGTGCCGTAGGCAGTGCCGGTCAGCGGGTGCACGTCGATCGCGCCAGCGAAGGTGACGATCTCGCCCTTCTTGAACGTGTCGCCGCTCGTGCAGGCCACCGTGATCGACGCACCGACCTGGCTCGCGCCAGACACGGTGATGGCGCCCGCACGGGTGCCGACCGCCTGCGTGGGCAGGTTGACGCACTCGTACCAGGCCGCGCCAGATGCCTTGCCGATGGAGCCTTCATAGAACTGCTTCTGGATCTCGGGCACGGGGCTGAACAGCGCCTTCGATGCATCGATCAGCTCCGGGCCGACATCATCCGTGTACATCATGTACCGCGGGTCGTTCGGCGTCAGGCTGCGCTGCATCTTCTGCCGGGCCTGGTTGAACAACTTCATGGTCGTGGGCGTGGTGCCCACGGTGCCAACCTTGTTCGGGGTGGCCAGGCAGGCCAGTTGCAGGGCCGCCGCTTCGACCGACGCAGCGAGCGTGATCATCTGCGGCATCAGGATGCGCTCCTTGAACTCGGTGATGTCCAGGAGCTTTTCCTTCGCGGTGAAGGTCAGGCCGGCATGCTTCTGCGTGTCGAGCGTCAGCGTCTCGGACGCTTCCACGAAGTCCGGGGCCGAGCCGCCACCGGCGAAGGTGGCGCCGTCGTAGACGACACCGGTCGGGGGCAGCTTGATGCGGACCGAAGAGCCCTTCTTGTAGCCGCTGATGTCTTCGCCGAACTCGTCTTGACGAGCCTTGTTGACATTGCGCACGAAGGGCGACAGTTCCTCCAGCATCGCCGCGGCTTCGCGGGCGACCATGGAGTGGGTAAGCGGGGCGTTTGCCATGATTCAGATTTCCTTGATTCAACGTTTGCGGCGCTGCCGGTACCACTCCGCGTCGGACATTTCCGAGTCGGCTTTGGCGGTCGGCGGGCTGGCGGGGCGCACCGGCGCGAGGGGCTTCGGTGCAGTGCTTTGTTTCGGGGCCTTGCCGGCCTGCATCTGTGCTTCGATGCGTGCCAGGCGGTAGGCGAATTGCGTCGGGGACAGCCCTTGCAACGAGTCGGCAACGTCGGGGTTCGTCCCGAGGTAATGGATCAACTCGTGCGGCGCGTCGGCATCGAGCACAGCCGCGAGGTGCGGCGTCGGCCGGCCTTTGGAGTCGAGCAGTCCGAGGTCTTCGATTGCCGTGTTCACGGCTTGGTCGAAGTTCTCAAGCGATTTGCCCTTCTCCAGCGTGGTGCGGACCTTGCCTTGCAGCGTCTGCTGTTCAACAAGCTCACGCGCACGCCGTTCGGTCAGTGCTTCGATGTCGGGCGCATCCTCTGGGGATTGCTTCCCGGTGTTCTTCAGCGCGTCCAGCTCACGGCGAAGTTGCTCTTTTTCAGCGCGTTCGGCGTACAGGTCGCGGGTTCGCTTGTCGATGCGGCGTTGCAGTTGCTTGACTGCCTTGGCTTCCTTCTCGGCTTCGGTTTCAGCCGGTTCGGTCGCGGGGGCGTCGGTGCCTTCGACTTGTGGGTTCTCCAGTACAGGAGCAGCAGGCGCGGGAATGTCAGCCGCGGCGCCAGAGGCGGCAAGGTCTTCAGTGGTCATCGGGTGTGATGAGTCAGGCCGAAACGCCCCGGCACAGTGGGGTTGCGTCGAGTGACGCGGGAATAAAAAAGCCCGCCGAAGCGGGCTCAAGGTCGGGTGACCAAGGAGTGATCTGTTAGGCAGCCACGCGGCTGACGCCGATGCGGTCAGGCTGCGCGCCGGCTGGGCCGCGCAAGCGCAGGATGTGCCACCCAGCGGTGGGGACGTCGAGGGCGAAGGTCGTGGGGCTTGCGTAGCCGCCGGCCGTGCCGACAGTCACGTCGGAGCCGTTGTCAAACAATGCGTGTGCGCCTTCCAGCACGCCGTCAAGGTACACGCGCAAGGCGTTGTTGCTGGAGCCAAACTCGGCGGAGTGCTTGCCGTAGATCGTGACGTTCAGAGTGCCTGCTGCTGGCGCGTAAAACAGCTTCTCGACAAATGCGTCTGCACTTCCCAGCGCGGCATAACCGTTCAACAGGAAGTAGCCAGCCGCGTCATCTGAGTCGAGCGTGTTTGCGCCGACGTTCATAAGCGTCACGGTGCCTGGCAACTGGTTGGCGTCGGCGATGGCCGGCGGCGCGATCAAGATCACGTCATCCACGCCCTGCGCCTTGGGGGCTGTGGCGCTGCCAACCGGCAGCAGATCGGCGTTGTACTCACCGAGGCCCCATGACGAACTTCCGTCCGTGCCCACCTCGCGGGTGCCGGTCGTGTAGCTCATGAACAGGTCGGTGCCAGCGGCATAGACGCTGCTCAGGACGTGCTCTTGAGCCGTCCGCATGTCGGCCGAGGTGAACATGGAGTCGGTGCGCGCCACGTTGACGCCAACCAGGTCCACACCGCCTTCGTAGCACCAGACCTTCGGGATGCCGTACTTGGTCGCCAGGTAGCGAATCGAGTGCAGGGACGGCGTGTACAGGTCGTCCATCTCTGCAATGACCGCATCGCGCAGGTTGGCCGTCGTCGTGCCAGAGCCGCGCGGGTAGGGCGCGCCGCCGATGGCGTAGCACCAATCGCCGATAGCCCCGTAGGTATCCTCCAGCCACGGCAGGATGTTGTTCGCCATCGCGCTGCCGAAGCCGTGACCAGTGCACTGCCACATGAACACGTACTTCGCCAGGCCATTCAGCGTTCCACCGTAAGCCGCCTTCACCAACTGCGATTGCAGGTATGCTTTGCGCGCGATGTAGCGCTCACGGATGCTGTAGACGTTGCGCTCGCCACCGGACAGCAGGTTGCTCGTCAGGTTGCCGAAGAACGCGCCGTTCAGCGAAGATGCACTTTCAGTGCCAGCCGACACCGGATAGGTGAACGTGTCCGCGCCGGTGACCGTGATGGCCACGTCGGTGGCGTCAAAGTCGTTGTCGGTCATCACGGCATCGATGTGCAGGCCGGTGATGTACTCGGGCGGCAGATCGTGGTTCAGCACCACCGTTGCGGTGCCGCTCGCTTTGCTCAGCGTGGCAATCTCGGCGTAGTCCTCGTAGCCGTGGTAGATGCCCAGTACGTCGGCCTTCGACATGGCAAACAGCCACTGGAACTGGGTGAAGCCAAGGGCCGAGTTCCAAGGCTCGTTCGTGTACTCGTAGACCGCATCGAGGGAGGCGCTCAGCCGGTCCTCTGCCAGCGTGGCCAGCCCGGTCACGTAGTCATCTGCCGCGAACGTCGGGATAGTGAACCAAGCGTGATGACTCAGCTCGTTGCAGGTATCGATCAGCGTTTCGTAGGGCAGGCCCGTGCCCAGGTTCGCCACAGGCCGCTGAGCCCATGACTTGTGCACCGCGTTGCCGTTGGTCAGCAGCGCATCCATCCAGCGGGTGTATTTGCCGCGGGCGCAGTTGGCGGCGAAGTCAGTCCTCAGCTTCGTCGCGCCGGTCTGGTCTTCCCCTTGGGGGATGATCCGCACACCCAGGTACGAGCCGTCAGCGGGAACGCTGTTCATCACCAGAACCAACAGGGTGGAACTGGTGACGGTGATCTGGAAACTGTCCGCGCCTGGGCTGTATCCGCTGGTCGTGCAGCCTGTGAACGACACGCTCCCCGGCGCTGCCCCGATGAAGTTGACGGTGTAAGTGCCGTCCACGTCGTCATTGGCAGACGCCGCGTTGCTCAGAATCAGGCGGTGGTCCTCGATGGGGTGGCCGCCAGCCCCGAGCTGTACGCGGCCCATCACAGCCGCCGGAACATCCGTGGGGGCGGCAATCGGCGCGGTGCCGTTGGCGCCCGTGCAGGGGTAGGTGAAGTGAGTTTGGTCGGTGACTGTGATCTGCACGCCTTCGACGCTGAACGTGTCGTCAGGCAGGCAGTGCAGAACGATCTCCTGCCCGGTGATGAGATAGAACGTGCCAGGGACAAGGCCCGGCTCGTCGGTCAGGGTGACCGTGACCACATTGGCCGAGCGCACCAAGCTCTGCACGCTCAGGTGCGAAAAGCCGTAGTTGCCGAAGCCCGAGCCGGCCGGGATGATGGCCGGGCAGCGCACACGGTCCATCAGGTCCAGGAACGCAACTTCCTTGTCGGTGTCCTGGATCTTCCACTGGCCACCGAACATGCCGAGCGACTGGATGGTGTCTTCGGCTGGTGGCGGCGGCGCGCTTTCGCCGCCAGCCACAGACAGCCCGGAGATCCCCAGCCCAGCGCGCATTCAGACGCCTTCGGTGATGTGCACGGTGCCAGAGCCGGAGGCGGTGATGAACGCCAGGCGCTCACCCTCGGCAATGCCGGTCAGGCGGTACTGCTGGTCTGCCAGCAAAGGCAGGCAGAGCACGGTCGCGGTCGGGTTGGAGCCACGGACAACGAAGCATTCGGCTGTGGACTTCAACACCACGTTGCCGCCGGCCAGCACGCCGCTTTGTGCAGAGGTCGTGCTGATGGCGACCGTGGTCGTGCTTGCGCGGTTCGGCACAGCCATCGAAATGAGCATGGTCATGGAGGTAGTCCTTTAGGGCTGCGCTGTTGCGCCAAAGATGCGCGTCCATGCGTGCTTGACGGTGAGAACCTCGCCGGCCGACGCCTTCTGGCCGGTGACGATGTGCGTCGTCGCCACGTTGGTCTGGATGGCCGAGGTGGACAGGTCGGCCCCGCTTCCACCGTAGACGTTCGAGTTGCTGTGCCCGCTGATGTTGGCGTTGGTCGCTGCGCGGTTGAAGAAGAAGAGATCCCGAACGTCAGACTCGTTGGTTGTGAATGATTGGCTGTAGATCTGCGTGCCGCCGACCTTCGCGCGCAAAGTTTTGTTGTTGCCGCTGCTGGTCATGTCCCACTTCACCTGGGTGATGAAGCCGTCATTGATGCCGAGCGGGGGAATGCTGACCGTGTAGAGCGTCTTCTCCACGGTGTCGGCGTCGCAGGACACGTCGGTTCCAGTCAAGCCAATCAACTGCATGACGGGAGGCAGCACCCAGGCCGCGCCGTTCCACACGTACATCAGCCCTGCGCCCAGTCCGTAATCCGTGGCGAAAGCCTGCTGTCCCTTGTAACTGCCGGTCTCGGCGAAGATTTCCGCACGAGTGCCAATGAGCATCGCGGCCATGCGCTTGACGATTGCCATGTCGTTCTCCTGTTAGAGCCAAACGCGCATGGCGAACGCGCAACCGGTGCGGGGAATGCGGGGAGCGGGCGGGACGGTGAACGTTGTAGCAACGTCGTCCAGCGTCTTGGTTGGGTCGTTCCAGTTCGCCAGCAGGTATCCGATGGGGTAATCCGCCTTGTTGTAGGTGGCTCCGGTCTCACTGCCGTAGGCGGCGGCCTTCACGTAGTTCAGCGGCGGGTTGCTGTCGTCCCAGGCGATTTCGACCAGGGCGCCGGGCTCGAAGTCCAGCTCCAACAGGTGGTTGGCGTTGCTCAGGTTCTTCTTGCACGGCATCGCGGGGGCCTTGCTGTCGCCCAGGCGCGAGCGGCGCAGAGGGATGCCGCTGCCGCCCATGATTCGGGCGAACCCGCGGTGCGCCGCGTCGGTGTCCGAGTCGAACTGCCACAGGTAGTCCGGCCGGGTCAGCATCTCGTCCACGTCGTCCGCATCGATGCCGCCAAACTTGGGGTTGATGAATACCACCCCGTCAGCGTCCTTGATGTAGATGTAGGCCGAAACCGTCGTGCCCTCGAAGGTCCACGAGCGCTCCAGGCCCTGCGCCCACTTGAACAGGACGTTCTCGAAGGTGCAGTTGTTGATCTCGAATTCGTTGCCGCCGCTCTGGTTGTTGCGGCCCAAGATGCCCACGCGGCCAGACATTTCGCCTGCGATGAAGCGGGCGTTCGTCTGGTTGATGAGCTTCACCACGAAGTCACCGCCGAACGTGTCTTCATCCACGAACAGGTCGAACTGCGACATCGAGAACGTGGCGCAGTGGTTGACGCACAGCGCGCCACCGGTGGACTTGTAGTCCTCGCCGCGGTTGTCGCCGCTGCCGCCGCTGGAGCCCGTGCCCCACAGCTTGGAGTCACCCACGTCTTCGAGGTAGATGCCCCAGCCGCGGTTGTTTCCAGCCTTCATGCGGCGCGAGATCAACTGATCGCGGCCAACGATGTGCCAGCCATCACCAGCGCAGCGGCTGACGCGGCAGTAGTCGATGGACTGGATGATTCCGTTCTCGGTCTCGGGCGCGTAGACGCCGTGCACCGGGTACGCCATATCGAACGGCGCCAGGTCGTTGCCAATGGCGTTGCCGTCGATCTCCAGATGCCGGAACTCGCCGCGGCCGACGAACGAGTTGTTGAACAGCCGGTCGCCAGCGATGGTGATGACCCCGCTGGGTCCACCAGGCTCCGGCTGGCCCTCTTCGGGGTAGCCGGTGTATCGGATCAGCGCCGCAGCAGAGCCGGCCGGGGATTCGAGCGTGTGGTTGACCGAGATCAGCAGCGTGCTGTCGCGTTCATACAGGCCGGGCGCTAGGGTCAGCGCGCGGCCTGCCCCCCACGGCTGGCTGCCGGTGTGCGTGCCAACCTCGGTCGCTGCGTCGCCGATCTCGTCAGCCGTCGAAGTGGTGGTGAACGCGAACAGGTCAGCCGATGCCGTCTCGGGCGCCGGGTCGATGACGGTGACGACCACCGACCCGCTGTCGACCTTTATGACCACCTCACGCCGAACGGTGTACGGGCCTGCCTCGTATGTCTGGCTCGACGTGATCGCCTGCACCGCGTCGGGTGTGGCCAGCGTGCCAGATGCGAAGCCGTCAGAGATCAGCGACAGCCGATAGCCAACCTCCAGCACAACAGGGAACGTGCCGACGTTGAAAGTGCTCATTGCATGGCCTCACCAGGCGTAAAAAAACCGCCTGGTGGCGGTTCGTTGGGTTGCATCGCGCCGTCTGGCGGCATCGGTGGCATGTCGGGCGGCATGGGCTCCTGCTGCTCGACCGGCGGCACAGTTAGCGCCTGCTGGACGGTCTGCATGGCAATGGCCTGCACCGCCTCTGGCGTCATCGGCGGCACGATCTTCATGCGGTTGGTCACGGCCTCATAGCCGCGGATGAGCATGTCGGCCTCGGCCTTCTCACGCTCGATTTCCTTGCTCTCAGCCTCGGCAGCCGCGTTCTCCAGCGCCTGCGAAAGCTGCTCGATCTGCTGTTGCAGCATCTCGATCTTCTGCACTGCCTCGGGAGGCAACTCGGTCTCCTCGTCCTCGACCGCCTTGATCTCGGGCGGGAGCATGGCCTTGAGGCGGCGCGCCACCTTGTCGGCCTCAGGCCAGTCCTGCATCTTCACCCACACGTCGCCCAGCAACGGCAAGAGTTGTGGCGCGGCTTGCAGCATCTGCGACAACTGCTCGGCCGTCTCCTGGCGCTGCGTGGTGTAGCTCGGGCCGGCCTTCACGCGCACGTCGTACGCACCAACGCCAGGGTTGATCGCAATGACCTTCTTGCCCTGCTTCTTCGCAGCGTTGGGCATCTCGGGCGCGATCTGCACGAAGTCCTGCTGCCCGTCCTCGCCCACGATGCGCGCCATGCGCTGCGTGTCGTAGATGCGCGGGATCATGTCCACCACGACCCGGCCAAGCTGCTCAATGGAGCGCGAAAGGTTGTCGATGAAGTGGAAGGTGGCGGTGTCGCCCTCCTGCTGCCTGGCACGAATGGCCCGGCCGCTGGTTTCGTTGCCCTGCTGGCCCAAGTTGGCCTTGAACATGCCGACAGACGATTCCATCGCCTGCGAGCTGTAGCCGAGTAGATCGGTCCAACCCTGGCTCATCACCGGCGGCTGCGAGCGCTGCGGGATCGGCAACTGGCGATCTTGATCGTCGAGCGCGTTGTACGGAAGCACCGAAGGGTTGCCGGTGTTCGCGTTCTTCCACTTGGCCTCGTGGCCTTCGATGGCCTCCATGGCAGCGATGAACGGCGCTTTGGGCTGCAACGCCACACCCTCGGCAGCCGCGCTGATGGCGTAGTTGTGGAAGCGCTGCGAGTCCATCATCTGCCGGACCATGCCCGACAGGTAGCGCTTGCCGTGCAGCCACAGCTCATGGCCTTGAACTGGGATCAGGCCCAGGTACTGGCTGGGGAAGTCCGTCTCTTCCAGCACCTCGGCGCCAGTGACCTTGCACCACTTCACGCGGCGCTGCTTGCGCTCGAACGTGCTGATGACCGGCAACTTGACGCCGGTCTTCTTCGCCGCGTCCCAGTAGTCCGACTCGCTGAACGACATGCGCTCGCCGTTCAGGTCGACGATGACGGCGTTCTCGGCCTCTTCGACGACTTCAAGGTACTCGCACACGCGAACGAAGTCGGTTTCGAACCAGCCCGTGGCCTCGCCGTCGAAGCTTTGCAGCTTGGCCTTCGGGTATGCGGCCTTGAAGGCGCGCTGAGTGAACATCGTTTCCACGAACCCGTGCATCGCGTCCGACCCATCGGGCTCGGTGCTGTTCGGGTCCAGGCGCACCGACAGCGGGTCGTGCACCCGCATGATGCGAATCTCTTGCTCGTTCGTCTCGGGCCGCATGATCTGCGGCACCACCCGAATCCAGCCCAGGCCGCAGCGAACAGCGTGCTCCAGGCCGGTGTCATAGGCGATACCCGCCCGTGACACGTACTCGATGTGCCTGATGATGCCGTCGAGCTTCTGGGCAACGTCAGGGTCGGCCTGCGAGTCGGCAGGAAGGACGCTGATGCTCGGCTTGTTCTGCCGGCCGTCGTTGACAACCTGCTGAATGAACTGGTTCGTGCGGTCGAAGGTCAGGCACGGCCGGCCAGCCCGAGCGGCGACAGCCTGGGCGTCCCACTGCTTCGGGCATGCTGGGTTGGAGAACTCCATGTCCTCGCGCATGCGCTCGTGCTGCTCGCGCATGGCGTCCGCCGCATCTGCGTATCGCTCGCGGATGCGCTGGAGGGTGTCTTGCTTGGCCATCAGGCGAATGCGGCTTCGAAGTTGGCTTGCACTTCAGGGGTCAGCTTGGGCAGGCCGTCGATGTGGTCAGGCGCGAACAGGCCAGCGGCACCACGTTCTGCCGCCGCTCGGGACAGCGCAGCCAAGCCAGCCTTGAACCTGGCGGTCGTGAACTCGGCGGGGTGATCAAAGCCAAGCCCAACGCCGATCTGCTTGCGCTGGCCCTTGCCGTCCACATAGCAGGCGTCCAGGCGCATGGCATAGCGGCCTACGCCGCTCCACATCGCTCGGACCATTGATTTGTTCATCATGTTTCATGCCGCCATCCAGCTTGAAGGCTGGTCTGGCTCGGTTTGCCGGGGCTTCTTGGCCGTGTTCTTCAGTTGGTCTGCGCAGACAGCCAGGTAGCGAAACGCGTCGGCCCCGTGGCTGTACTGGTCGTGAAGCGGGCTGCCCGCCTCGCCGGTCTTCTGGCCGATGTTGCGGCGGTAGCGCTTCAAGCACTCGACCAGCCGCACCGTCTTTTCCTTGTCGAACCACACGCGATCGAACACCTCACGAGCGGCTTTGATGCCGCCCTCTATGTCCATGTTCGGCGTGCGCGACACCGACCGCTCAAGCGCGCGAAGCATCTCGTCTGCGCTCTTGCCGGTCTTGTAGTCCTTGCTGAACCCGTCGTGCGGGAGCCAGTCGCTGCCCCAGTTGTAGGGCTTGGCTTTCAGCATCTCCACGTAGTCCGACAGCTTCTTGTGGCTGTCCTCGATGTAGTCAATGACGCGAATCTCGCTGGCCGAGCGCTGGGTGATGATGATCGACATGCTGTCGTTCCACCCAAGATCCCAGATCGCGTGCGTCTTCAGCAGCCGGTCATAGCCGACGCGTGTGATGCGCCCTTCGTCCTCGGCCCGGGCAACTTCATCGAAGTAGATAGCGCCCTCCACAGCCGGCATGCATTTGCCTTCCCAGATGTGCCGGTACTTCTCCGGCTTCATCGTGCGTTCGGCGTGCTGGCGCTTGTCTTCCAGCTCCTGCGGGAACCACCTGTTATCCCAGTAGTTCATCTCGATCACGATGGCCCGAGGCGGCGGGTTGATCACGTACCGCTGGTACGTCTCGTCGCTCTCAAGCTGCGGGTTGAACGTGATCCAGATTTCAGACCCAGGCTTGCGGATCGTCGGTTCCAAGATGTCCCAGCTCTTGCCGCTGACGCTTTGGCCCTCTTCAACCCAACACAGGTCGCAGCCCTCAAAGGACTTGATCGACTCCACCGTATGGGCAGCGAGCCCACTGAACAGGAACGAGCTGCCAGTGCGTGTGCACCTGATCTCGTTCTCCAGCACATCGAACTCGGCTCCGAAGCCAAGCGCCTGGATCTGGTCACTCAGCAGCGCATGCACTGAGTCTTTGATGCTCTTCTGCACCTCGCGGGTACAGAGCACGCGCAGCTTCTTCTGCCGCGCCTTGATCAATAGAACCCGCGCGACACCCCAGCTCTTGCCTGAACCGCGGCCACCGTGGAGAACCTTGTATGGAGCCGAGTCGAATAGCGGCCGAAGCTTAGTCGGTAGGCTTATCGCCACCATCTTCGAACCGAATCACCATCTCGTTTTGCACAGGGCCACCGTTCGCGCCGGTCAACTCAACAGCCTTGTTGTCGCGCCAGTCCTCGGGGAAGCGGGCGGCCATGCTCTTGGCGTAGACCGAGCCATTGAAGCCCGGCATCGCAAGACCAGCCTGGCCAGCGTCTTCCCACCACTTCTGCGCTTTGGCCTTCGCACGCGTCAAGGCGTCCAAGAACTCAGGGAACTCTGCAGCCCAGTTGTGCAGTGTCTGCTTCGACACATCCAGCTCAGCGGCCATCCAAGTGACCGACTTGCCTTGCTCGCCCCATGCAATGACAGCATCGCAATAGGCGGGATCGTAGGAAGAAGGGCGGGCCATGGGAGAGTGCCTCTCGGCAGTCATGAGGTAAGCGCCTCAAGTCGCCCCTACAACGCAAAAAGCCCGCTCATTCCTGAGTCGGGCTCTCTGCTGACAGCCGCGCCTCCGAATGGACGGGCTGCTCCAAATGCGTATGCGCGTGTGCAGTTGGCTGGCATTATCACCAGTTCTGCGGGCGTGTCAAGAGTCTTTACAGGCCCCTGTTCACCAACATCACACGCCCTTGCCAGATCAGGTCCGACAGGCCCTGCATGCTTACGCCGAGTTCACGGATGGCCTTGCTCGGGCTGGTGCGGATGACGTAGCACCAGGCCAGCGCCTTTCGCTGCTTGATCGGCAGTTGGCTCATGACCTTCTGGATGGCCTGGGCATCGATGGAGTCGACCACATCCGGGAGCGCGGTGGTGTTCCAGTGGTCCGGGCAGCGGTACAGGCGGAACATGGGCGCCACCGTCCGGCCGCCGGTCGAGTGGCACCACCTGGCCCAGTTCAGCATGCGCTCATGGATGGCGAAATGCTCGGGCAGCACGAGATGGAAGTCAACGATTGGTTTTGTCGCCATGAGCATTTACGTTTCCTGCTTCGCCTTGTAGGCGCTGACCAATCTCTCAGCGTCCGGGTGCCCCATCCACTCAAGCACTGCGCGGTTCAGGGCGATGTCGCAGGCCAGGCAGAGCGGGCGCCAGTTGCTCCCGTCTGAGCAGATTTGCCACTGATGGACAGCTTGACCACCACAGCGGATGCACGCCAGTCTTGCTATGCCGGCAGTGGTGTACGGCTTTGTCCGCCTTGTGCTCCAACTCATGTCGACAGGCAGCCATAGAAGCCAGCCACCACGAGCGCGATCGGCACGCCAATGGCGATGTCAAACGCCGAACTGGAGCCGTGCGCAATCAGCATCGGCGACAGGAACCATCCGAACGCCGCTGCCGGGACAAAACAGGCGGCACGCTTGATCCACTTGAGCACTTTCATGTCGTCTCCACAGTCACCCGAACAAACCCGCCCGCTTTGGCCTGGCAGGCATCGCAAACGCTGGCCTCGATGACCCGGAGCACGCGCAAGGCGCCCTCTACGTCGGTCACGGTCGAGATCGGCCCCTTCCAGTTGGCGTGGAACTTCACCTGCTCCGGGGTGAGCTGCCGCGCGCTGGGGGGCTTGCTGCCGTCCTTGACTTCCATCAGCACCGCCACGCCGAGATAGCCCACCACCAGATCGGGAAACCCGTCGCCGAGGGTGTGCGCCGTCGCCACGCTTGCGCCAGCAGCCCGCAGTGCTTCCACGATGGCGGGTTGGTTGGCGTCGATGCGGGCGGCGCGTCGCATGTCAGGCCAGACCGCGGGTGCTGTAGCCGACCGGCTCTCCGGTATTGGCGCGGACCTGAACGGCGCGGTCGTCCCACAGTTCGACCATCCCATAGTCCTTGACGCAGGTAATCGGCAGCACCTCGCCCAGGTGTTCGCGGCACCACGCCCGGATGGCCTGGATGGACTCATAGGCCCCGCGATTCAGGTCGCTCCACCCGCCCGACTGGTCGGCGGCCACATCGTCCTGCGGACGCAGACAGACGGCGAACGGGTACATGCGCGCCGTGAAGATGCGAACCTCACGCCCTTCCGTGCGCCACCGCTTTACCCGCTCAACCATGGCTGGGATGGGCTTGCCAACGTGGCTCGCCCCCACCCAAGTCCCGTACTCGGCCAGCGTGCCGTCGAAGTCAACCCCAATCCAGCCACTCATGCCTCGACCCCCCACTTCCCACCCACGCGCCCGGACAGCGGCGCCTGTGTCAGCAGGCCATCGCAGCGCTTGGGTTCGGGCTGCGGTTCCGGTGCGGGCTTGGGCTGGGCGGCCTGCCATGCGTGGTAGTTGGCGATGCCGGGGCGGTCGGATTGCGGTTGCGGCAGGGCGTGGAGCCACCACGCGAGCCACGTCCATGATTGCTGTTCCGTCTGTTCCATCACAGTCCTTTCAGTCGTTGCGGGTCCACAGCAGACCCATTGCCACCCCTGCGGGGAGTCCGATTGCCATGCCCAATAGGATGGCGGTGATGAGGTCGTGGTTCATGACCACTCGCGCTCAATCTGGCGCAACCAGTCGTTGTAGGCGTTCTCTGGCGTGGTTCCGTAGCCGCAGATGAACACCGCCGAGCATCGCCAGCGCAGGGTCGGCGCAGGGTCGGCGACTTGGTGAACCGAACAATGCGTGGGCGCAAACTAAACGGCAAAGCGTCGGTCATGCCGGAACTCCTTTCCCATCGGTCTGGCGCCAGCGGTCCCACTTGAGGCAGGCGTGAATCATGTGATGCGCGCCGAGCTTGCTGTAAGCCGCCTTGGTGTGGTCGTTCAGCGTGTGGTAACTGATGTCGAGTCGTGCGGCAGCCGCCTGCATCGTCCCCTTTTCGCAGAGCGCGTCCATCGCGTCGACCTGGCTGCAGGTCAGCCCCCACGGGTTACTGACTGCCTGCTTCATTTCACGCACTCCGTGCGGCGGGCTTTGGGGAGGTCGCTCATGCGCGACCCCTCGGGATCGGATACGGATCAACCGAGCTCACCCGGTCATTGACGAATCGGAAGGTCATCGGGTCGAACCACGTCGACACCCGTCCTTCAAACTCACCGTTGCGCTGCTTCTCGACCGTGATCGCCATGTCTGGCTCATGCTGCTTGGCGTCCATCGGATCCTTCTTCAGCGCCGCGGCCTTGGCCTTGTTCGCCCAAACCGTCACCACGTTGTGCGCCAAGTCGCTGATGGCGCTTGACCCACGCAGGTCGTATTTCGTCGGCGGCCGTTCATCCCCGCCGGACTGCGGCTTGCGGCAATGCGCCACCAGATGGACGTGCAGGCCGGTTTCCTTCGCCACGTCGCACAGATCGGACATGAGCTGCTTCTGCTCGTCCAGGCTTTCTTCGGACTGGCAGACCTTCATCAGGCTGTCGATGAAGACTTGCTTGCCCTTGAGCTCGTCGGCGAAGTAACGGAGCACCGCGAGACACAGCGCCGGGGAAATCCGGCCGACGTGATCGAACATCCACAGCTTGCCATCAGTCCAATCCATGAACTCGGCTTGCCGCTGCAAGGTGGGGTAGCGGGCCGCCAGGCCCTGCCGAGCCATGCGCGCCAGGGTGCTGGCCGGCTGCATCTCGAGACTGACGATCAGCGTGCGCTGGTCCATCGCGCACATGTCCAGAGCAACTTGGCCCGTGAACATCGATTTTTTGTGGCCGTTGTAGCCAGCCCAAATTGTCACCTCTCCCGGCCGAAACTCGAGCTCGGTCCCCAACTTGGTGGAATGCATGTGCGGGCCGAAGTCGGCGGCATCCCGGATCACGAACGCCTGTGCCAAGTCCTCGCTGAACGCACTGGCCTGCCGAACCTTCAACGCAGGCTCGCTGGCGTGCATGTAGGTGCGGAAGTCGAAGTTACCCTCGTTGAAGGTCACTGCCATGTCAAAACCTCTGCTGAGTCCAGGTACTCGACGGGCTTCCTTTCGCCGCCGACAACCCGGTTGATTGCTCCAATGACGCGGCCAGCTCCCGCCTTGACGCAGGCGTTGAACACCCGCTTGATTCGGTCGCTGTGTTCCTCGTCGCCACTCACGTCCACCGTCAGACCGACGATGCAACGAAGATCCAGGCGGGCAATGGGGTCCGAGGCTTCCACATGGAGCTCGGGCACAAAACCCTGTTCGTGCCAGTGATCGGCCACCCACCAGCGGCCAGGGCCGACATGGATGCAGACCAGCGTTGGATGGTGGCGAGCCATCCGCATGGCAATCAGCGGTTCATGGCCACGCATCACCGAGCTCCAGCAAAAATGTCGTCGGCACAGGCCGTCTTCGCCTTGTCGACGTAGAACCCGGCCCACCCCTTTCCAGCGCAGAGCTCGACGGCCGGTCCAGGCTCATAGCCGGCCTTCAGCGCGTCAGACTTGAAGCGCGCCCAGGCTGTCTGGGTCAGCGGCAGGTGCTTGGTCTTCCGGGCCTTGAGCCAGTCCCTGGCATGCTGCGGATCAATGCCCTCAGCCACCAGAAGGGCGAGAGTGACAGTCCCGGCGGCTGTGCCGTCCGGTGGTCGTGTATCCGGAATCAAGTTACCGGAATCAGAGAATCCGGAATCAGCACGGCTAGACCCCCTTGCCATGTCGTCTGTTGCCTGCATTTCCTCGGCCTGGCCTGGGGCTTCATCCTCATGCAAGGCTGGTAAAGCCTCAGGCTTTTGGGTGATGGCAACCACCTGAAGCCCTGGGCTTTGTGGTGGTGGCAACTCGCTTTCAGGCTCCCTGTGGTGAGGGTTCTGGTGCTTTGCAAAGGCGATGATCTGGATCAAAGCCTGGGCTCCGACCGTGTACCGAAGGATGAACCCCTGCTTGGCGAGCTCCTTCATCAGGGGCTCCACCTCGATGGAATCGAACGCGAAGAGCTCGGCCTTGATGCGCTTGGGCCGGTCTTCCAGGCGCCCTTCCCTGTCGGCCAGGGTCCACAAGCCAGCGAACAGCAAGCGCGCCGGGAAGCTGCATTCGGCGAGGTCTTCGTTCTTGAAGAACCCGGGCTTGATGTTGCGTGCTCGTGCCACTTAACTGCCTTGATATTGGGGTGTGCCTATGCTGCTTTGGTGGGCCACGAGTGCGATCGGTGCAACTGCTGAGGGAATGAGCGAAACGCTGGCACTCTGTGGACAAGCCTGTGCACAGATCTGTGCAGCGAATGGCGAAGCGGTGAACAACTCAGCCCCGCACCACGCGCAGAGTCACCAGGCCGCGGCCATTGAGCTTGCGGCTGATCTTTTCGCCGGGCCGAAGGTGCGGCTCGACTTCATCGGGTGACAACCGGCGCCACGGGCACACGCTGATGCCCAGCGAGATCAACTCCATGTAGGTCATGGGTCGGCGGCGCAAGTGGTGCAGCAGCTTCTCGGCTTGGGTCTTCATGCTGTGGTCCTTCCGTACAGGGCGCGCCTCTGGGGTTTGGTCAGAGGCTGGTTCCCGCGTGCTGAGTTGCACCGAATGCAGGCGAGCCGAAAGTTGCTCGCCCTGTTGAGCCCGCCCAACGACTTGGGCTTGAGGTGGTCGACCGTCGCAATCTCGAAGGTCAAGTGGCAGCCGCACATCCAGCACTTGTTTTTGTGCTTCTCGCCTGGCGGGAACTGCGCGCGCTTCCAGTCGATTGGTTTCAAGGGTGTTCACTCCTTGGGCCCATGGTTTGCCTGACGGCTTCGAGCTGCGCAAAAACGCTGGCCCGCTTTGCCCTGGGCGGGCGGGAATCGGTACGGGCGGCAGTAGGGTTTGCGCGTTTGCATTGGCGTGCCTGGGGGTTAGGCCTTCATCAGCTCTTCAACGCGCACATCCAGCCACCCGGCCTTGCGCGCCAGCTCGGCGCATGTCTCTGCGGCCTGAGCAAGCGAATACGGTCGGCCGATGCGACGCGGCTTGTTGTGGCGCTTCCAACTCACGAGGAACTCATCGATCGTCCCCGGGTGACGCTCCTTGACGCTCGCCTCGGCGGCCTTGATGCGGCGCGCATACTCGGCGTGGACCGACGCCATGAAATCGGCCGGGTAGCCGCTGACGACAAACCCAGCGCTCACCGTGGCCGCGTCGCGGTCGTTGGTGCGTTTGGGAGCGAGACTGGATTTCGGCGGCGCCTTTGGCGCGCTGCTGATGAGCTGCTGGGCGGTCATTTCACGGCCGCCGCATAGATAGGTGATCGCTTTGCTCATGCCAACCCCGCTCTCTTCAACAGTGGGCCAAGTTGCTCAAGCAGCGGCTGAATCTGCGCAAGCGCAGCGTCGTGCTCGGCTTCGTGCTTGTGGAGGAACTTCTCCACCAAGTAATAGATGGGCGTCAGGTCATCGAACTTCTCGATGTAGCGCTCCAGGCTGTCGACGCCGAACTTGCGCGTCGGGTCTTCGCTCAGCTCCACGCTGAGGTTCCCGGGCGCCTTCTCCAGCGTGGGCGCAACGTTGGTCAGGCCCCGCTGATAGATGCCAGTGGCGATGCACTCGCGCAGGCTGCCGTAGCGCTCCACGAGGCCAGGCTCAAAGCACAGCGTGAGCTGCTTCTCTGTGGGCGTTGTCCGGGCTTTGATCCGCGTCGATACCACTTGCTATCCCCTCTTCTCAAGTCTTATCAGTGGCGGGCCAAAACAATGGCCGGCATGGAAACGAACGAACAACTCCGGGCCTGGTCCGAACACAAAGTGCGCGAGCTGATCGCGCGGCTTGTGTCGATGTGGCGCGCTGGGCGGGTGCTTTGATGCATGCCCTACTCCACCTTGTTGCCACAGAACGCCATCCCATCCGCGATCTGAATCGCGGGGGCAATGGGCATCACAGGAACCACGCCCAGAGGCGCCAGGCGCTTGCAGTCAGCGCAGGGCCAGTGCTCGCGGTTGTCGGGGGCGGGTTGGCCCGTGCAGGGCACGAGGGGGGTTTCCATTCAGGCCGCCTGCTGGCCGGTTTGCATGCGCAGAACGTCCCACGCCACATCGGGGCGGAGGTCTTCGCAGCGCACGACACCTTGCGTCTCGCGTTCGATCTCTGGGCAGCGCTCGGCCGGTACGCGGCGTTCACCGCGGAGCCATTCACTGATCGTCGGCTGGCTCACCCTCAAGGCGGAGGCCATGGCCGCCTGGCTGCCGAAGTGCTTGATGGCCCGATCGATACCGTTCATGCCTGCACTATAGGCATTACCGATGGCAAGCGCAAGTGCATTGCCTGTTATAGGCGCTGCCTGTTGGAATCCTGCATGCTCAATGGATCAGAACTTGGGGACGCCATCCGTCTTGCGATGGAGATGAAGGGCGTCAAACAAAGGGATGTGGCCGAAGAGTTCGGCATCAGCCAGCCGTCCGTGTCGGAGTGGTTGAAGTTCGGCCGGGTAGACAAGCGGCACATCAACCACTTGGTTGCGTACTTCGCTGACGTGGTGAGCCCCGAGCACTGGGGACTTGGCGATGTGCTCCCTGACACAGGCCCAACGAGTGAGCCAGCGCTGAACAGATACACATCGGAAACACCTAATCGCGTCGCGGTTATTTCGGCGAACCTTGCGCATCCCGAGGCGGCTCTTTTGCTGCGAATGGTCGAAGCGTCGAAGCTGCCCGGAGTCACTGTGGAGGTGAAACCGTGGATAGAACCGAACCAAGCGGAAGAGAAGGAGACGGAGGATCAGCAGTCTCAGAGGGAGCGCCGAGTGGGCCGATCTGGCGTAGTCGTAAGGGCTACGCGCATCAGCAGCAAGAAGGGGGCAGCATGAGCCGGAGCCGTCCGTTTCAACTGGTGCAGCTCAGAACGCGCCGGGTGTCGAGTGACACCGTGACGTGCCTTCGGACCCTGCTGAAGCGCGCGGAGGCTGGGGAAATCGTGGGCTTGGTCTATTCAGCTATGGAAGAAGACCGCCGGTACTACTACAGCGCATGCGGAGAGACGCACCGGAACCCTGGGTTCGCAAGTCAGATGGCAGGCGCCCTGTGGTACGGGATGATGAAGCGGGTTTTCGGAGAGGACGCATGAAGGGCGCTATCGCGCTCATGACAGCGTGCTTTCTGTGGCCTGGCTCGGCTGGCGCCCAGAACGTCTGGGATGTTTATGGCCAGATGGAGGCCAGGCGGCTGGAGAGCATCCGCGCCCTTCGGGAGGCAATTGGCAAACTAAGGGACGCCCGGACACAGAGTTGCGCGATGGGCAACGACGTGTCATGTGATCTCGCTGCGCTGAATGAGGTTGAGCTTGTCCTTTTGAACATAGAGAACAAGTACGCCATCAAGGCCAACCAAGCGGCAACCAGCGTCAAACGCGACCTTTACAGCAAGGTGAAGGAGGCGGCCGACCGAGCCAGATCCGAGATCGATGACCTCGGTGACGTGCTCGCCGACATTGAGCGTTGAGCACATGCGCCTGACAGTTTGCCTGCTGTTGTTTGTAGCCGCCCTACAAGCAGGAGCCGCTACCGGTCGGTCAACCGCCGCGGTGGTTTTCTTCAAGAAGCAGCACCCCTGCCCGGTCACAGGCAAGCCGCGCGGCGCCTGCCCAGGCTGGCAGGTGGACCACATCCACGCGCTCAAGTGCGGCGGCCCTGACGCGCCGGACAACATGCAATGGCTGACCGTCGAGGCGCACAAAGAGAAGACCAAGCGCGACATGCGTGGCTGTCGAAGCCGGCCGAACGACTGACCCCAGCCCGCCGAGTGCGGGTTTTCCTTTGTTCAAAAATATAGGCAATGCACTTGACATGTAGATAGGCATTGCCGATACTCTCTTCCAACGCGTCACCACTGACGCACCGGAGGACGAGATGACCAACCGTGAAGCCACCCAAGCTCTGCAACTGAAGGACGAGATCCTTCGCGCAGTCTTCGCTCAGCAAGCTGACAGAGCAAACCTGCTGAGTCGGACGCTTTTCAAGCTCACCGGACAAGTTCTGGTGCGTGGCGTCTTCGTCAAGGTCTGAGCGCCATGAGCACCCAGATTCTTGAGGCGCTGCGAGACGCGCTCGAATTCGTCGAGGACCAAGAAGACGTGGTGGACGGCCCTGACGGTCAGCCTCAGCCGAACAAGGCGATGTTGCTCGCGCAGAGCCTTCGCGCCGCCCTCGCCAAGGCCACCGGGAGCGCGTCATGACCAACCGAGCCGAGCACCCGGACGCGACCCCCGAGGAACGCGAGCACCACCAGAACGGCCATCAAGCCTGTCTCGATGGCTTCTTCCGCAACCAGTACCCGAAGGGCATCCACCTGCCGCACCAATGGGCTTGGTTGCGCGGCTGGGACGAGGCCAACGCACTGCGCGAGCAGTGGGAGGAACTCCATGACGACGTTGGGAGCGCGTCATGACCAACCGAGCACGAACCCTTCTTCAGCGCGCCGAGGCTGACTCGGCCGCCTACCTGCCGGGCGCCACCGGGAACGAAGCCGAGCGGGCGAGGATGCTGTACCAGATCGGCTGCCTGCGCAGCGCTGTCGAGCTGCTGTGCGACGAGGCCGAAGCGCCCGCGCCGAAGCTCCCGAACGTCGAAGCCGCCACGGTGACCGTCGATGGTGTCGAGGTAACGGCGCACTTCACGTACACCAAAGCCTGCCGCGGTGGCCTCTACGAACCGCCGCACGACGAGCACATCGAACTCCACGACCTGTTCATCGGCGCGCAGAACGTGAATGCGCTGCTGGACGGTGAGCGTGACGACGCCATCACCGAAGCACTGCTGGCCCATGTGCATGCAGCCGGTGTGGTGGCGCGGCTTGACCTGGCTCTGGCGCTGAGGGCGGAAGTATGAAGCGCCTCGCCGCCAACGTGCTCGCCCCGCTGCTCGCTGCCGCCATCGGCGTGACCGGCTACTTCTGCCTTGCCCGCTGGGCCGATTGCCGCGACTGGGATCGCGCCTGCCTCATCTACGGACCCAACTGGGAGTGACCATGCAACGCATCACCCGCCCCCTGACCGACGCTGACCGCGACGAACGCACCACGCTCTTGCGGGGACTGCGCGAAGACGACCTTTGCATGCGCCAGCACGAACGCGAGGTGTACGCCGAGATCGCCATGCACTCGCGCCGCTGCGGGCTGCTGGACTTCAAGGCCGAGCAGGAGCGCGATCGCCTGGTGGCTGAGTCGGTGGCGCACATGGCCGGCACCGGCTGCCGTGGCCACTCGTGCCGCCAGGGTCGGCTGCCGTGCCGCGAGAACTGCGCCGAAGTGGCTGCTGCCGGTGTGGCAACCGCCTTCGCTGAGCCCGACGACACCAGCGACGGCATTGCTGCCCGTGGGTGGCGCTGGGTGCGCGAGTTCGTGTCTGACTGGTTCGACGACATCGACGCCCGCCTGCACCGAATCTGAACAACCGCACCGACCCCAGTAGCGGGGTGAGCACACGAGTTCTTTCCGCAGGGGAAGTCCGAGGCACGTGGGCAAAAGCCAGGGGGCAACTGGTAGGTGCGACCTTTCTGGGAGATGAGATGGCAAACGAACTGATCCCCGTTGACAAGATCGTCTATGACGTGGCGCCGCTGTTCGAGCGGGCCAGCGTGGACAAGAGCATCACCTTCGCCCGTGAGGCCGAATTCGCCATTCAGGCCATTTGCGCCAGCGAGTACGCGGTTCGGATTGCCCGCGAGAACCCGCAATCGGTGCGCGATGCGGTGACCAACATCGCGGCAATCGGTATCAGTCTGAACCCGGCGAAGAAGCAGGCGTATCTGGTGCCGCGCAAGGGCGCCATCTGCCTGGTCATCAGCTACATGGGCCTGCTCGACCTGGCCATCCAGTCGGGCTCCATCATGTGGGGACAGGCTGAGCTGGTCTATGCCGAAGACACGTTCGCCATGAACGGCTTCGACCAGCCGCCGACGCACAGCCGCAAGCCGTTCAGCCGCGAGCGTGGCGCACTTGTCGGCGTCTACGTGGTGGTCAAGACGCACTCGGGCGACTTCCTGACGTGCACGATGACTGCGCAAGAGGTCTTCGACATCCGCGACCGATCAGACGCCTGGATCGCCTACCAGAAGGACCCGAAGAAGAAGTGCCCGTGGGTCACCGACGAGGGCGAGATGGTCAAGAAGACCGTCATCAAGCGCGCCTACAAGACCTGGCCGAAGTCTGACCGGCTCGACGCCGCCGTGCACCACCTGAACACCGAGGCTGGCGAAGGGATCACCTTCAACGTCGAAGACCCGCTGACGCACCCGAAGTACCTGGGCCTGCCAACCGCCCAGCGCGCCAAGGCCGTCCGCCAGGCCGCCGGTGCTGCCTTGGCCCTGTTCAACGTCAACGACGAGCCGGGCATGTGGGGCGAGGTCTGCCACATCGAGGACAACGAAGACAAGCAAGCGCTGTGGATGGCGCTCGGCCCGTTCTCGGACTGCAAGGCGGCAATCAAGCGCATGGCGGCCCTGGAGCGCGAAGGCCAGGCCAAGCTGGAAGCCGAGCGCGCGGCGGAACTGAAGGCCGCGTGATGGGACCGAGCAAGACGCCGACCAAGCTGGAGCGCGAGTGGATGGACAGGGTCGGCCGCCACGACTGCCTGGCCTGCCTGAAGGACGGAGCCGCCAGTCCGGCGAATGTCCATCACATCGTGCAAGGCAGTCGGCGGCTCGGTCACTTGTTCACGATCCCACTCTGCCCCGAGCACCACAAGAGCGACGGCCGGCATGTCCCATCGATCCACCACCAGAAGCGCACGTTTGTAGCGCGGTACGGCAGTGAGATGGAGTTGCTGGCTGCGCTGAAACAGGAACTCGGCGTGTTTGACGAAGCGAGCTACGCATGAAAGCCGTATTCACCCTGGCCCATACCACCGCCCGCAAGCGCGCCATGGCTGCCGTTGCTGATGCCCCGAGCGGCTACGTGGTCACCGTCAGCGAGCCGACCCGGAACTTGGAGCAGAACGCCCGCCTGTGGGCAATGCTCACCGAGGTGTCGCAACAAGTCGAGTGGTACGGCAAGAAGCTGGCGCCAGCCGACTGGAAGCACATTTTCTCGGCCGGCCTGCGAAAGATGGCCGTCGTCCCGAACCTCGACGGCACCGGCTTTGTCGCGCTTGGCCAGAGCACCAGCCAGATGACGAAGCGCGAATTCGCCGAACTGATCGACCTGATCGACGCCTTCGCGGCAGAGCGCGGCGTGATCTTCACTGAGCCAGCCTGAGGACCCCACATGACCACATCAGAACTGCCGCCGCTGCCGCGCAACCCTCGTGCGTTCATCGACAAGAACGGCGGCTATCAAAGCGCACGCACTGGTGTTGAGAAGGAGGCTCATGACGCCTGGGTCAGGTCGAACACTTGGAACCTGACGCGCGACGACTTCATCCGCCTGTCCTATTTCCACGGCTGCATGGAAGACGGTTCGGATGGCTCCGGACCGGTCAACGGCAGCAACGACCGGCCGCATGACGTTGTGTACATGAACGAGACCGGCGGCTGCCTCACGCGCTCGATGGTGTCGTCATGGCTGTCCGACTTCAGCAGTTTCATGCGAGGCTACCTCACAGCCCTCGCCCCGCTTGAGGCAGAAGTGGAGCGGCTGAGGATGGATGCGGCGAGGCTGGACTACTTGCAAGCGCGCGGCGCAACGGTCGATCTTGCGCCGGATGGGTACGACGGCGAGTACTTGGCCATGGCATTTCGCATCGGCGGCCTGCACCGTACCGTCAGCCGCGACATCCGCGCCGCCATCGATTCAGCGATGAACACCAAAGTCGTCGACAAGCAGCCGGCCGCGCCGAAGCGTGGAAAGCCGGGCGAAGCGGCCGCCCGCCGTTTCCTCGCCGACTACATCGCCACGCGCCAAGAGTGGATTGACAAGGGGATGTGCCCCGACTGCCATGGGGAGGGGACTGTCGGCGGCCAATTCAGCGGCGGCTATCAAACATGCGAGACGTGCGGCGGGTCTGGGAAACCAGCCGCACTGACCAACACCAAAGGAGAGAGCGCATGAGCACGATCAACGACGGCGGACCGGCATTCCCGGAACTTGACACCGGCGAGACGCACGACAACCGAGACGGCGGGAAGTTCACCAGTTTCAGGTCTGTCGGCGGCATGTCACTGCGCGACTACTTTGCGGCGAAGGCGATGCAGGGCCTACTGGCGAACCCTGGCGGCCCCATCCAGTGCAACAGCCGGTCTGGCTGGGGCTACTGCAACACCACGGCCGACCTGCTCGTGAGCGATGTGTACGCACTCGCCGACGCCATGCTCGCCGCCCGCGCTGAGCAAGGAGAGAGCGCATGAGCACGAAGCACACGCCTGGGCCGTGGGAGGCCAACCAGTGGTACGACGAAGAGACAGGTGTCAGCGGCTGGTCGTTCTCTGCTGGTGGCTATCTCCTGCCCTTGTCCGCCCTCGAAACGGACGACCCCGAAGAGGCCGAGGCCAACGCCCGCCTGATCGCCGCCGCGCCGGAGTTGCTGAAGGCGCTGATTGCCTTGCACGCCGTGGCGCGCGTGCCGATGGACGAAGACTACGCCGCCGTCACAAACGCGGCTGAAGTCATCGCCCGCGCCACAGGAGCCTCCCATGGCTGATGCAAAGCCCACGGCGCTGGTGTTGGCGGACATCCTCGTCAAGTACGCCGAGAGCGCCTATGACACGGAAGCCGCCGCCGAACTACGCCGCCAGCACGACGCCATCGTGGCGCTGAGCGAGGCGCTGGAGCGAATCGCCGGTGTTCATGGGCAGTGGAACAACGGAATGTTACCGGCGCAGATCGCGCAGGAAGCCATTACCAAGCATGGAGTGAAGCAATGAGCGTCGCAGCCTACCCGCTGCAATGGCCGGCCGGACGGAAGCGCACCGAAAGCTGGCGCCGCGAGGCATCGAACTTCAAGGTCACCATTGGCACCGCGCGGGACGAACTGTTCGCCGAGATTGGCCGCCTTGGAGCGCGGAGCATTGTCCTGTCGACAAACATCCCACTGCGCCTGGATGGCAAGCCGTACGCCAACACGCCGCGCCTTGAAGACCCTGGCGTTGCTGCCTACTTCGAGCACAAGGGCCGAGCGATGTGTTTCGCCTGCGACCGCTGGCTGAAGGTGGAAGACAACATGCGCGCCGTGGCAAAGACCATCGACGCATTGCGTGGCATCGCTCGCTGGGGCACCGGCGACATGCTAGAGGCGGCCTTCACCGGCTTCACCGCCCTGCCAGCGCCAAGCGCCGCGCGCGATTGGTGGCAGGTGCTGGGCGTGGCGCGCGATGCACCGCTTGACGAGCGCCGTGCTGCCTTCCGCCGTCTGGCCAGCGAGCACCACCCGGACAAGGGCGGCGACCCCGCCAGGATGGCTGAGATTAACGATGCATGGGCGAAAGCACAGGAGCCGCAGCAATGACCCACGACACCCTGCGAGCCGCAGCGGAGGCGGCGAAAGAGGCGCTGAACGACATTTGCGCCGAACTCGGGGCACGCTTGGCGCCTGAAGAATCGTTCGACGTCCGCGACGCGCTGGTGAAGAAGTTCGGCGTTGTCGAAGAGTTGATCGCCACCCTCTCCCGCGAGCCAGAAGCCGCAGCGCCAGCGCAGGGGGAGCGAGAGGCGTTTGAGGCGTGGGCCGAGCGTGAGTTTTCGGACTGGTATCGCAAGCCTCCACCTGGCACCGCCATTTACGACGCCTGTTGGCATGCATGGCAAGCCCGCGCCGCCATCCCCCACCCACCCGTCGAAGGGAGCCAGACGTGACCCGCACTGTCATGCCCATCATGGGCGCAACGCTCCTGAACGAGATTCCGTTCGCCATGCTGGTGCCGCACGAAGCGCAGGCTCTGACGAACCACGGCCAGACGCTCGAAAGACTTGCCCAGCGTGGCGGACTGGGGCACAGCGAAGCCCTCGACATCCTTGAAGGCCGGCGCTGGGGCTCAGCCAAACCTTGCATCGAAAACGAACGCTACCTCATCAACAAGGTGCGGCAGTGGCGTGCCGACGAAGCCAACAGGAGCCAGACGTGAGCATCAACGAGCAATTGGCGCAGGCGAAAGCGGCGCTGGAAAAGATCGCATGTGAGCACATCGCGTTTCCTGAGACGAACTTTCCGTATTACGCAGGAATGGCGGTCGGGACGGCACGAGAAGCCCTCGCCGTCCTGCGCGCCCAGCCCGCCACCGATGAGCCAGCCGTGCGAGTTGCCATCGACAGCGGCCCTGGTGGCGTGACCTGCATCATCAACCCCGATGAGCCAGCGGCGGGGCAGGAGTTCGAAGACCCAGCCGTGGCGAAGGCTTGGGATCGCTTCACCGCGAAGTATGCCGAACTGACAGCGAGGAAGGCCGAGCGCGTACACGCACTTGTCAACGAAGGCTCGTGCCCCGGCATGTCGGAAGCATTCGACGCGCACATGGGCGCGGCATGCTGGACAGACCACGCTTACAGGCAGGACGCGGCAACCTGGGCTGCTGCGTGGCGCGCCGCCCTCGCCGCAGCACCCCATCCCCCAGCGCGGGGAGCGCAAGCCGAGGCGGGGGGATCGCGGCACCCCAAGCGTTCGCCTGACGAATGGAGGGAAATCGCAGCACTCGAAGACGCCGCCGGTGGGTGCGTTGCCGCCGGTTCCCTCGCCACCCCCCAGCAAGCCGCAGGGCAGGCGGATCTCGTGCAGGTCGCCAAGGAAGACGCCAACAACTACAGCCTCATCCTGACCGCGCTGGGTATGGAAGAGGAAGGCGACCCGGTTGCAGAGGTGAAGCGTCTGATTGCCCTGGTGGACGACTTGCAAGAAGCGGCGTTCAAGGCAGAGCACGAGGCCACCCCGCAGCCCCAGCGTGGAGCGGGGGAGGGGCTGGTGCCGCTGAGCGAAAGCCGCATCGAAGACTGCATTGACACGGCGAATCGTAAGTTCAACGGGCGGCGGCAGGGTCCGTGCGGTCAGCCAATCACCATCTACGACGACTGGAAGTATTGGCTGGTGCGCGAGGTGGAATTCGCCCACGGCATCCGCCCTGCCGGCAGCGAGGGGGGGGCGTCGTGACATCAGCCTGCTACTGCGACTCGGACTATCAAGCCACGATCTATCGCAAGAGCGAGCACACCGCTCGCCAACCGCACAAGTGCTACGAGTGCGGCCGGACGATCAACCCAGGCGAGCGCTACGAGTCGGTCTTTGCGGTGTGGGATGGCCGCGGCGAGACCTGCAAGACCTGCCCGCATTGCCTTGCGATCCGTGAGTGGGTGGTCGCCCACGTCCCCTGCTCCTGCTGGATGCACGGGAACATGCTGGAAGACATCGGCAACGATGTTGAGCACTACGCCCACGAGGCGCCGGGTTTACTGTTCGGCTACCTTCGTCGCAAGCATGCGCTGGAGGTGGTGAAGGGTTGGCGCCAAGCGCGCCGCGTGGTCAGCGAAGGAGGCGGCAATGGCTGAGCTGCCCTTCATCATCGAAAAGCGCGGCACCGTGTGGGTCATCGACTGGTCTGCCAAGGGCGGCTCCGGGTGCGCCCCGGCGTCGGCCGCAGAGGTGCAGCTTTGGCAGGCGCTGCAAGGTGCCGCCGCCCAGCTCGCCGCCGAAGTGGCGCTCACCCAGGTCCGCGCAAACGTGCTGTCGCTGCGCGCCGCCGCCATCAGGACCGAAGGGGATCAGCATGGATGACACGCAAGTCGCCGCGCTGTTCGTCGAGAACGGTGGCGCCTATTGGGGCCTGCCTGGGGTAGACCCCTGGGACGAAGCCCGCGACGCCAGGCGCTACACCGGCCCTCACCCGGTGGTTTGCCACTCGCCTTGCCAGCGCTGGGGCAAGTACGCCACCGGCGCACCGAGCAAGCCCAAGCAGTACCGCGTCGGGGAAGACGGTGGCGCCTTCGCCGCAGCGCTCACCGCGGTACGCAACTATGGCGGCGTTCTTGAGCATCCGGCCGACTCCAAGGCGTGGCCGTACTTCGGCATCAACAAGCCGCCGCGCGCTGGCGGATGGGTCCAAGCCGACGACTTCAACGGCTGGACCTGCTACGTGGAACAGGGGCACTACGGCCACTTCTCGCGCAAGGGGACATGGCTCTACGCCGTGGTCGCCGACCCGGCTGTGCTTCCTGCGCTGAAGTGGGGATCGTGCGGCCAGCGCATCCACCCGGTGGCGCTGGCAAAGCACGGCTATGAGAAGGCGCGCCGGATTGGCTGGATGGCGATGATCGGCGGCAAGGACAAGACGCGGATTCGCGAGGCCACGCCGGAACCGTTCCGCGACGTGCTGCTTGACCTGGCCCGCCGCTGCCGAGTGAAGGAGTTTGAGCATGGATGACAGGACCGTCCGCGCTGCTGCGGCTCTTACCGACGCCAGGGAGGGGGTGTGATGCGAACTGCCGCAGAACGAGAAGCCTCATTCCGCGCCGACTTGGCCGAACTGCTGGCAAAGCACAAGGCCGAACTCGACATCACAGACGACGGCAGCAGCTACGGCATGCACAGCGGCATCGCTGTGGTGACCATGATGAGCGAGTTCGACGAGGACGGGAATCTGCTCGCCGACTACACCGAGTTCAGGATCTAGGACCACCCATGACCCACCACCTTGACGAACTGATGCGGCAGGTGCCCGGCACCGAACTGGCAAACGTCGCCTTCAACTGGGCGCAGGCCCCGGGCTACGTGCTGACGCAGGCCGACTGCGACATGCTGCACGGCTTGCGCCTACGGTATGACGCCGCCCGCACCGCCCTGCGCACCGCCATAGCCAAAGCTCTGGATGAGGCGCGGGGAGCGTGGCTGCCGATTGAGACGGCGCCGAAGGATGGGGCACAGTTCCTCGGCGTCACCGGCACCGGCAGCCTCGCGATCACCTGGTGGCTCGCCGCGCACGGCGGTTTCTATGCTGGCGGCGACAAGTTCGGCCCGTACATATGGACCAGCCACGGCGCGCCAGCCTTGTGCGGCTGGCAGCCTCTGCCACCAGCCCCCACCCAGCCTGCGGCAGCAGGGAAGGAGCAGTGATGCAAGACCTTGGCGAAGCGCTCTGCCTGGTTGTCTTGGTTGGCTTGATCTGCGCGCTGGTGTTCCTGTTCAAGGGTGACCCAGACGTGTGGGACGTAATGCATGCGAAAGCGATGCAGTCCGCCACCCCCTCCCATCCATCCCCAGCACCAGATCAAGGAGAGACGCCGTGAAGCAAGAGGCAGAGCGGGCATGGCAGCCTATCGAAACTGCACCGAAGGATGGGACTTGGGTCCTGCTTGGTGGCGGCGTATGGGGTGATGACTGGGCAGATGACGCACCGCGCGTGATGTCCGCGAGATACGAGAAAAACGTCGGCTGGCTCGTGTGCGCGGCGGAAGCTGGGTACAGCTTGTTCCCCTATGTGGCTCCGACGCACTGGCAGCCGTTGCCCGCGGGGCCCGCCGCAGCCCCGGAACCGGCCATCTACAACCAGCCATCGGGAGAGGGGCGATGATCTCCGCAGCAGAGGCGGCCAAGCTCCTGGGCGTCAGCGCCCGCATGGTCTATGACCTCTTCCATGCCGGCCGCCTCGCCGGGTACCGGATCGGGCGTGCTGTACGCTTCGACCCCGCAGACGTTCAAACCTACCTCCACTCATGTCGATCCGCTGGGACTCCCGAAACAAGCGCTGGCGCTTCGAATTCGACCGTTTCATTGCGGGACGTCGACACCGACTTAGCCGCCTACTTCCAAAAGGCTGGACTAAAGCAAAAGCCGAGGAATACGACCAGCGGGAAACAGGCCGCCTCGTCGAAGTTGCGACTGGTGGAAAGTCAGACAACCTGATCGACAAGGCGGTGCTGCTGTACCTCATGGACAAGCAGCACCTGAAGAGTTTGAAGTCTGCCGAGCAGCACCTGAACGAGATTCGCTGGGCCTATGAAGGCAAGCCGCTGTCGGAGTTGCCGGCCGTGGCCAGAGAAGTAGCCGCGGCGCGCGATGGGCGGCGGAAAGGCAAGGTGCTGAGCGATGCGACGATCCGCAACCGGCTATCCCTGCTGAAAGCCGCCTGCCGGTGGGGCTGGAAGCGGCACGGGCTGTGCGCCAGCGACCCGACAGCCAAGATGGTGCTGCCGACCGTGCGCAACGAGCGCCACACCTACCTGACCCGCCAGCAGATGCTGCAAGCCTGCCGCAAGTGCGACCACTGGGAAACGCAGATCGCCATCAGGGTGGCGTTCTATACCGGCATGCGCCTGGGCGAACTGCTGAAGGTGAAACCCGAGGGCGATCTGCTGGTGCTGCACGACACCAAGAATGGCGACAGGCGCGCCATCCCGGCACACCCCAAGATCCGGCACCTGATGCACCGGCTGCCGCTGTCCAGCCCGAAGATCACGATTCAGCGCGCCTGGGAGCGGGCGCGGGCACGGGTTGGGCTGCAAGAGTTCCACTTCCACGACTTGCGCCACTCGGCCGCGTCGGAGATGGTCAACGCAGGGGTTGACCTGTTCGTGGTTGGGAAGGTGCTCGGGCACCGTGATTCACGGAGCACCGAGCGATATTCGCACCTCACGGCGGGCAAACTCGCCGAGGCGGTTGCGAATATCGGACGGAAGCGGGCCTGACCTTTTTGGAGGAAAGTCCCGCACACTGGCGGAAAGGGGGGGATTCGAACCCCCGATACGGGAGGACCCGTATGCCGGATTTCGAATCCGGTGCATTCGACCACTCTGCCACCTTTCCTGAACTCTTCTGCACCCGTGGTCACTGGGTGAAGCCGCGGATTCTAGCCCAAGACTTGGGGCTGTCCTGGCAGGTAGAGGTCGGCCGTGGCGTCGTCGCCGCGCATGAGCGCCAGCAGTTCATCGGCCGGTGGCAGGCGGGCCGAGCCATCGGTGCCGTCGAGCAGCGCGTCGGCGAGCTCGCGCTTGTCGCGGTGCAGGGTCAGGATCTTGTCTTCCAGCGTGCCTTCGTTGACCAGGCGGTAGACGGTGACCGGGCGCTGCTGGCCGATGCGGTGGGCGCGGCCGCTGGCCTGGTCTTCGGCTGCGGGGTTCCACCAGGGGTCGGCGATGACCACGTAGTCGGCCACCGTCAGGTTCAGGCCCAGGCCGCCAGCCTTCAGGCTGATGAGGAAAAGCTCGCCCTCGCCGGCCTGGAAAGCGGCGACGCGCCGGGTGCGTTCGGCGGCGGGCGTGCTGCCATCCAGGTACTGGTAGCGGATGCCCGCGTCGTCCAGCGGCTCCTTCAGCAAGGCCAGGAAGTCCACGAACTGGCTGAAGACGAGTGTCTTGTGGCCGTTGGCCACCAGTTCGGCGGCCAGCTCGGCGAAGGCCTGCACCTTGGCGCCGCGGCGTGTGAGCTGCGGCGTCACCAGGCGCGGGTCGCAGGCCGCGCGCCGCAGCCGCGTCAGGCCGGCCAGCACGTTCATGTGGGCCTGGCCGGGGGCGTCGCCTTCCAGGCTGCGCTCGGCGGCGATGAGCGCGTCGCGCCGCAGGGCTTCGTAGTGTGCCCGCTCGGCTTCATCGGCCGCCACGCGCAGCACGAGCTCGGTGCGCGGCGGCAGGTCGTCCAGCACCTGGGCCTTGGTTCGGCGAAGCACGAACGGCGCGATCAGGCGGCGCAGCTGGCGCTGGGCACGCTTGTCCTGCTGGCGCTCGATGGGGCCGGCAAAGCGCTCGGCAAAGCGCGCCGCGGTGCCCAGCAGGCCGGGGTTGCAGGCACGCATCAATGACCACAGCTCGGCCAGCCGGTTCTCGACCGGAGTGCCCGACAGCGCCAGCGTGAAGCCGGCCTTGAGCCCGAACACCGCCTGGCTGCGTTTGGCGGCGGCGTTCTTGATGGCCTGCGCCTCGTCCAGCACCAGGGTGGCCCAGCGCGGCTTGGCGAACGCCGCCGCGTCGATCAGCAGCATGGGGTACGAGACCAGGACCAGCGTGTTCGCCGCCGGCGAGTCGAGCACCTTTTCGCGCTCGCCCGGCCCACCCTGCTCGGCATAGGCGATGACCTGGAGCGACGGCGCGAAGCGGCGTGCTTCGGCCTGCCAGTTGCCGAGCACGGACGTGGGCACGACGACCAGCGCGGGCCCGGCCGCGGCACGCGCCAGCAGCACCGCCAGCGCCTGCAGCGTCTTGCCCAGCCCCATGTCGTCGGCCAGGCAGGCGCCCAGGCCTGCGTGGGCCAGGCGCATGATCCATTCGAAGCCTTCTTCCTGGTACGGCCGCAGCGTGGCCTGCAGGTTGGCGGGCAGCGCGGGCACCAGCCGCTGGGCCTCGTCCAGGCGTTCGAGGCAGCGGGCAAAGCCGGCGTCGTGCTCCACGGCCTGGGCGCCTTGCATTGCCTCGCGCAGCCAGGGCGCGGCCACCTTGGGGATGCGCAGTGCGGCGAGGTCGTCGCCCTTCACGTGCATGGCATCGGCCACGGCACCCAGGTCGGCCAGGCGCTCGCGCAGCTCCTGCGTCAGCGCGAGGTAGCGGCCTTCGCCCAGCGGCACGAAGCGGCTCTTGGCCGTGGCCGCGCCGATGAGCTGCTGCAGGCCCAGCACCAGGCCTTCGTCGAAGCTCACTTCGCCGTGCACGGCCAGCCACTCCTGCCGCGTGTGCACGCGCAGCACCAGCTGCGACAGCCCGGCGGTGTTCACCTGCAGCGGCCGGCCCTGCGGCCAGTCCATCGCCACGGCGTGGGCCAGGCCGTGCAGGGCTTCGACCACCGCCAGCACAAGCTCCGGGTCGTCCAGGTGCCATTCGGCAGGCGCCTGGTCCTCGGGCGGCGGCAGCATCGGGCAGGCGTCGAGCACGGCTTCCAGGTGGCTGCGCTCTGCGCCCAAGTCGCGCTGCACGCCCAGGCTTTCGCCACGCAAGGTGGCCACCACGCGGGCGCGGCCGCGGCCTGGCACCAGGCGTGGGCCGTCCGCGCGGTAGTCAGCGCCGAAGGGCGCGGCCACCACGCGCACTTGCAGCCCCTCGCCCACCGGCACCAGCTCGGCACGCAGCAGCGCATCGGCCGGCAGCTCGCGCGCGGCGCTGGGGCCGGCGCTTTCATCGTCGGTGTGGATGCGGAAATGGCTGC